CCGGCGTTCTCGTAGTAATCAATGAGTCGTACTTCTGGCCCGACAAACTGCGCAAACCAGATAGCAGTAGAATCGCCCACACCTAAGTCCCACGCCGTCACCACGCCTACTGAGCGCTCGTATGGCACACGATCTATCCTGTTCTCGTGTAGGGCGTTAGCCATCTCCTGCGTGTAATACGCGCCTTCTGAGAAGATCCTAAAGTCACCTTCCCATATGTGATCATAGACATCTGGGCGCTTCTTGAGGTCTTCCTGGCGTTCCTGTTCGAGTACATCAGGGAACCACGGGTTATCGCGCCAGTTCATCTCCACGATCTTGCACTGCTCTGGCTCAGTGACACGGAATCTGTGATGCGTAGCAGAATGCTTGTTCTCAGGGTTCCACGTTACCCATATCTCAGAGTCATCCTCTCGTACTGTAGGGATAAGCTTCTGCCAGGCTGTCTCAGTAACCGTTTCTGCCTCGTCTACCCAGCACAGAAGGATACGGGCCTTAGACTTAATGCTATCGAGGTTTCTTCTCAGACCTGCAAACACGTAGGTAATGCGGCCATCTTTTGATCGGATGTATCGCTCGCCTATCTCGTAATACTCTTCGAGACACGGAACTGAGCGTATAGCTGACTTCACCTCTTCCATAGAGGATTCATCAAGAGAGTTTAGGTGTTCTCGTGCGCACAGTATCTGGCCCTGCTTGCCTGCTACGCCCCAACGCATGCCCCATACAGCAGTCATTAGAGCGAATGAGCGAGTCTTAGCGCTTCCCCGGCCACCGTATGAGCAACGGTATCTAGCTTCCCCAGTAAACAGGTTGGCTAGTTTAGGCGGTAGTTCAATCGAGACCTTTTGCGACAAGTTCAATCACCATCGGTGGAGTCATAGAGCCATCGCTAGACGTGAGGTCAGCATCCACTTGTTTGAGGTCAGGTAGCGTCTTAGCAAGCATTTTGAGCCTTAGTTCAGCCTGTGTTTTCTTCTGCTGTACCTTAGCTTGGAAATGCTCATCTTCTTTAGGGTCAAGCTCTCCGATTTCATCAATCAAATCAAAGATATACTCAGCTTTACCCCTGATGCTTAATGCGCGTCTGTTTTCCTCGTCTTTAACAGCGCGTATCTTGTGCCGTCTCGTAGCTGCCACCGTGTCATTCCTCGTCTGGGTGCGGTATTGAGGTAGCCCAGTACAGCCCCATGCTGTGTCCTGCTCTTATCTCACCGTCCATAATGTCACTAGAAGTTAGCGGCCAAGACTCGACTGTCATGTCGTCAAACGCGACAAGTACAGTGTCTTCCTCTTTTGGCATGTTGCCCTGTCGAATGGGGTGCCATTCGATTTCTACCACTTGCAGCATAGCCCCCGCCTCACTGCTAGTAACCCTTGCATTTTAGGGGTTATTGGTGGCTTGATCAATATATTGTGGTGATGAGCTAAATATTGACACACCATACAGGTCGTAATGGCGTAGGTACCTGCGCATAGTGTCATAGTGAACGTTATAAATCTTCGCAAGACTCCACACATCTACACCCTTTTCTCTTAAATCTACTGCTTCTTGCATTTGCTCCGCAGTTATTTTCATTCTGCCCCCGGTGGTTTTATTGCTCGTTACAGTCGAGTTCTTTAAAGTTAGGATGCCCGCGCTCGCCGTTACTATCGTTGAACAGCTTGACGCTTGCGCAATAATGACGCTCCTCTATCACAGCGTCTTCGTAGTCCAGGTTACCAACAAAGCCCAACGCCAGCAGTATGATAAAAATCAGCGCGCCAGCCTGTAGTGTGTCTTTCGCAATCATTTCGTTTCTCCGCCACTCTGTAAATTCTTGTACAAGAAAAGCAATCAATATCACAGCAGCGAGAGACCCGTAGATAGCAAGCTTTAATGACATTGATGCACCCCCTTTGCAAACAAAAAAGAAAAGGCCGCTTACGCGGCCAGTTGTGTTTCAAGCGCTTGATAAATATTGCGTCGGTACTGAACTTCGTTTTCTTGACGCGAAATGGATACAAATGCACCGACAGCAGCGTCACCAAATGCGTATGCTTCGCCTCGGGCCTCGCTTTCCATCTCATGCAGCTGCTCCTGCGCGTCATCAAATGCAATTTCAGCTTTTGTTAAGGTTGCCCAAAAATCGTTGTTGATTGCTTCTTTCATTTGCCTATCTCCCTTTAATGCCGGGACATCCCCGACACAGTTAAGATAACAAAGGGTGTTATGGTGTACAAGTGTTTCAGAGGTTTTTTGACTGAATTGTCACATTCTTTTGAGGGGCAGAAGTCTGGAGTGCTAACCACTCAGCGAATGCCCGTTCACTTACCGGGCTGGGTAATGTTTAGCAAGTTCTAGCGCCCGCGCATTCTCTAGCTTGTTGACAGCACAGAGATCGAGGTACTCGGACTCAGTAAGTCCTTTCAATCGCCCAACGAGAACACAAACCTCTTCTAGCTTCTCGATGTGCTTATAGCCGTTGCGAGTACAGAACATGGCACGCTTAACTGTCGTACACATAATCACCTCCAAATAGGCTAGGTAATTATACTACATTTTATGTTATGGCTATACGCCAGCTAATCGATCTTCTTGTTCTTTTATGCGTAATTTGTACTCACCGATAAGGTCTAACAACTCTACTTCCGTAAACTTTTTAATCTGGTGTTTAGATTGGATCAACTCTCTCATGGCATCCATGCCATAAGTGTCAATCATAAACAGCGAGTAGCTATCCATATTGCCGTTCAGATATTTATTGCAATGCTTACACTGCGGATGGATGTTTTCCTCTAATAGTAAAACGCTATTATGTTTTCGGCTGACAAAGTGGCCTCCATCCATGTCCTTGTAATGGCCCACTTTTCCACAAGTTACGCACTCGCACATCCCGTTGTCGTTCGAGTATTTCATGCGTACCAAGCGTTGTAATAGCGCTGCGGCTTCTTGTTTAAGCTTTGCTACTGTCTTGGGTTTGCGTTTCGGCAAGCGCGAACTTCCTCTCTCTAAAAATAGCTTTCTCGACTGTACCACACTCACAGTGCCAGCCACGTAGTTGATATGGCGGCTCGTTTGTGACGATTATGTCCATTCGCTTATTGCACCTAATGCAACGCTGTTGCGGTATGCGTGATGTACTCATCGATGCTATCTGAATCCCCCGCTAACGCCGTGAACCACACTTCGCTAAACGCATCCAGCTCCATGTCAATGGTGACTGGCTCAATGAATGGCTCTGCGTAAACATCTGTGTATTCAGGGTTGTCTCTGTTTGTGACTGCGCCACCAATACTTGTAATTAGTAATACGACCGATCCCCCTCTTGCCATTGGCACAACAATTAGATCGATCATAGGCTGCCTCACTTATTAATCATTTTGTATGAGATCGTATTATACGCTACCTGACCGTAGTCTTTGTGATAAGTGATGACATTTGCTTCACGTCCACTAAGCCAGCCGCCCCGGCTTGAGTAAGCATCAGCACTTGCAAGTGTTCTATGTTGCTCCACGACCATAAGATTTGTCTCTTTCTTATCGATGGAGTGATAGTGTCCCATGTGAGCGTAGGCGTGTTCTGTCCTACCAAACACCTCTCGATACTTTGCGGCAAACACGGTGTCCACGTTAGCGACTTTACGCTTATGGCCGTGATGGAAGAATAAAGCCGTCTTGCCGAACTCATAACAGTAGTAAGTGTCTGCTGAGTTGTCGATAAACACCCTTGGCTCTTTCTCATACAAGGCTGTCAGTAGCTCTCTCATCCAAATAGCAGAGAACGGGTCGTGGTTGGCGTCACACCACTTGATATGCACAACCTTGTGCTTCTTTAACAGCATCTTGATGATTTGGCGAGTTACTCGGATCGTAGCTCGGACGATCTTAAAATTACGCGAGTCGCTGTCTAATAAATGCTTAGAAGCTTGGGTTAAGGGTTCGTAGTCGTAGTGCGCAAAGTCACCCAGTTGAGCGTATACAGCGGTGTCGGCTGCAGGGCTTATCCTGATCGCCTCCGCAAACCAGTTGATTAGTGTCTGCTCGGCTATCTTCAAGTCCCAGTCATCGTTTTGCGTCTCGCCGGATGCGTTCACCTCGTCTTTATCGGCAAGCATACCCATGTGGTAATCGGTGATTACAAAGCAGTTACATAAATGGTCTGCATTTGTCTTGGGTGCCTTTACAGGTTTTGCTGGCTCTATCTCGTCGGCCATGCCCTTTACAATTTCACGCATAACCTCCAGTTGCTTTTCGGTGTCTGCGCGCGTCTTAACCCACGTCATGATGGGCTTATTATCAGCGTCGTATAAAATTGACTCGCCCCTGATTACCTGTCCTTCAGGTACGGGGTTTACTTGATCGTGGCGTGGTGAAAAGCCTTGCAGTGCGCTTTTCTTTACGACCATTTGCAATCGTTCTTTAATCGTACCGCGAGTTACATGAAGCATCTCTGCCGCTTTGTGCAAAGAATGCCCTTGTATCCAGCAAATTTCTGCGGCCTCTTTTTGTTTTTCTGTAAGCGTTATTTTTTCTAATACCTGTTCTGCCTCATGCGGCGTAAACGCTTTTGCTAGATTGCGCATCATCTCCCCCCAGAGAAATTAGCGACCGAACCTCACATCGATATCATGAGTTTCTGCCATGTGCTTGGCAATGACTCGAAACACGTCGTCTACATCGTGCATCTTTAGTTGCGTCACGGATTTCTTACCAAACAGCGCTTTCTGTACGGGTCGCCAAATGATCTCCTTCACTAGCTTTCCCGTTGGCTCTATCGGCAGTGTTACAACCTGTTGCATGTCATGACCACTTGCTGCTAAAGCTCGAGCAATGTCATCACAGTAAGCATGAATTGCTTTCATTTGTTGCGTGGTTAATTTCGGCTCGAGGATTTCGTACACCTTGCCAGCATCCCGGTGTTCCATGATGTACTGACAAAACTGCTCGGCCTGGTACTTATTATTCACCACCCAGCGCTCGCTCATGCTTCTACCCTATCGCCGTTCAGCGTCACATACTGGCCGTATTGCTTTAAGCATCGCTTACGAAACGCCTCTGATTCCATAAAATCGTGGGTCAAACAATCCACCGATGTCCAAGCCTTCAGCCCGATTTTACCACGAACTTCGTTATGAGGTATCTGGGCCGCAAAGGGAGAGATACCGCGCTCCTCTTTGCTGGCTTTGTTTAACCAAGCTGTGATAAACCTTTTTATGCCTTTCGGCGTCTTACGCTTAGAAGGGTTGGCATCGCTCCACGCGGCCATTGCCAGAAGCTCCCGGTACACATCAATGTCTGGGTAACTCTGTTGCAGGTAGATAGAGTATTCATCGTCTACCTCGAAGTATGTACCGTCATTCAGAATAATCATCTTCCACCTTCACAAACTCTATACTTGTTTTGTGAGGCCTGCCCATTTCCATCATGGCCTCGCTATAAAGATGCGTCAGCTCGTAAATCCAGTCCTTTAGAACGTCAGCTCTCCACAAAGGATAGATTTCATCCCACTCGGGCGAGATCTTTAATTCGCCTTCTCCAGCAAACCAGCTAGAGCGCAATCTTACGTTGGTATCTAATTTCATAAGCATAATCCACACTTTCCCTTTTGATGTCGCTACGCGACAAACAATCAATTAGTTAATAATGACGAGCGTTGATTACTGTATCGAATCTTGACATCTATCCGCTTGACCTGCTCTCGGCCAGCGGGGCGCATCATGAAGAGGGTCAACTCCGTCTCCGAGGTTCTTTGGTTCCTCGGCCTAACGCCCAGTAATCTCTGACAAAGGGAAGAAATAAGTAGTTATGGGGTGTCCAAGGGTGTCCAGAGACGTCCCTTCGTGTATACTACTCATGTCTTACTTCGCCGAGTTAAGACTATCACTAACTACCGCCACGGTACAAGTGACTCCCTTAGCCCCTCACTCGAGGGGCTTTTTATTTAACAAATGATACCTGGCAAATTTCTTGCCGTTTCGATGAACCAACTCAGTGTTGATGGTATGACCATCGTATCGCAGCTCATTGATACGGGACGCTAGTCGCATGCACCCAAACAAATTGAGGGCCTCTAACGCTGTAAGCGGCTCGCGCTTTAGATGATTAAGAATTTGTGCATTCTGGCTCATTGCTCTTCCTCCCAAGCTAAAAACTCTTCAAACGACAAACCAAAGTATTCGCAAACATCGATCATTCGCGAAAGCTTCATGTCTTCGGCTTTTTTCCATCGGTGGATTGTCATAGGAGTAACCCCCATTTCTTTAGCCATTACATGACCATGAGGGTCACCACACGACTCTAATAATGCGGTGATTTGCTCA